GAGCCCCAATGGCCACCATTGCCGCTTCCTTGGCCCGCATGGCTTCCATCACGAGGTTATTGGGGTTGGCCTGTAGGAGCGTGGCCCCTCCAGCCTCGCCCAATACGTGACCAGCCCTAGAGCCCAGCTTGATCCCCTCCGGGTTGTAGTCGTACCACTGTTCCGGGGAGAGGCTATGGGTAATAAACAGGGTGGGCTGCCCCGTAATGAAGCAGGACTCCTCATAGTCTGCGGAGTTCCGGTAGTGGGCGATATTCACATCGGCGATGTCCGATAGTGGCGCATCGTCAATGGTCGAATCATTGTTCTGTGACCCTACGAACATGAGGGGAATAAAGTCCCACACAGAGCCGTCAGCCTTCCGGGGGTATACCTCGTCCGTGTAGGGCTCATCATCCCTGAAGACCTGCTGGGTGTACCCATCGTCCTTTAAGCGGAGGACCCGATACTGGGTCTTATACTCGTGGCCGAACTCGTCCTCGTCGTCTAGGTAGCGCTCGGACAGTACACATAAGGTCAGGAGCTTCCGCCCCCGTACCGTATCGGTCTTCCAGTTGACGCACTGTTCCGCCATGTAAGGAATGATCGAGGCGCGTAGGTCTAGGCGGGTCACATCCTCCTGGGATAGCCCCTCTTCCGTAGGAGGGAAGTCCACTAGAAGCAATGCTCGGCCCGTCTCTAGGAGGTTGGATAGCTCGTCCTTGGCCATCTGGACGATACCGAGCCCGTCTCCAGTAGCATCCTCGATCAAATACTCTAGAGCCGTGGGGATTTCGTAGGAGGGCTCACGCCTAAAAGCTGCACCCACTAAAGCGGACTTCGTGCGCCCCGTAAAGTTCGTATACAGGGCCCGCTTGAGGTATTGGCGATAACGGAGGGTATCTACCCCCAGCCGTTCACTATTGGCCTCTGCGTCAGGGACGGGCAGATATTGGTGGCGCTTCCCCTTGTCCTTGACCTCCACCGTGCCGCGCACCGCGTCCCGTGTCTTCTGCCACTGGAACTCGTGCTTCTCGTAATCTGGGTGCTTAGTATCGACAGGCATGGACCGGACCTCGCTTATTCCGTTGCGCTATATCATAAAGCAAAAGAGAAAGACACGTTAGCAACCGGCTTAACGACTGGCATAGCGTACGCGATTGGGTACGTGGTGGCGTCGTTCTGGTGGTCATTGCCCGAGGTCTTGTCGGGCTCCCCGTTCTTGTATACCTGCTGTTCTAGGCAGGCCGCCACGGTAGGGCACTTATTCGCGTTGATCCTTACCGTCCCATTATCTAGCGCCGCGTTCATGGCCATTATGCGGTCCTTCACCGCCGGGTTTCTCTTATTGACCCGGACGTAAAAGCCAGCCTGTTCTAGTAGGGCGATGTCAGACTGTGAGGCGTTGACCGTCTTTCGGGCCCTACCCGATGCGTCGGGGTAGACGTAGATGGGGTGACCTGCGTAGCGGCTCTGGAAGGTGTCGATCATCTCGGGCGTGTCGTACATCCCCGACAGTTCGTCGACCGCGTGCCATGTCTCACCCCTCACCACGTACACCGTCGCCGCCTGCTGGGTGACGTTAAAGTCACAGCCGATATGCAGGGGCTCGCCCTTGATGATGGATTCCGACGAGCCACACCGTGCCCGGTCGTATGAGGCGTATACCGTGCCCGAGGTGAGGTTGACGAACCGGCCTTGCAGGTAGGCGTCCAATAGGTGCGCAGGGTAGCTGTCGCGCAGGCTCTGGACGTACCCCGTTGGCAGGTGCGGGTTAGATTCCGTAGGCGCTTGAACGATCTCATAGCCGGGGCGTGGTTCTTTGGCCCACATCTCATAGACGAAGCGGAACCCCTCGGGCGTTGTAGTCACACCCACGCTATTGGGCCCTGTCGTCTTGTGCTGCCGGTTCCGTGCCAATACCTGCCGCCAGCAGTGGGCCGCGTCGTCCCGCTTGAGGGTGTCCAGCTCGTCTATGTCGGCGTCGGCGTGTTCGTAGCCGATGATCCTTGAGGGGTTCTCCAGGCTGCGGAAGTACACCTGACCATAGCCCTCGACCGTGAGGGTATTGACGGGCGTCTTTTGGAGCCGGTAGGGAATATTGAGGCTGGATAGGATCGCCTCGAAGCGTGGCCATGCAATGACACGGATTAGGTCATAGGTGGGAGCGTAGTAGCCTCGGATCAGCCCAGGATTGCGCAATAGCCCGAAGATGGACCGGAGCACGCTGGCTTCTGTCTTGCCAGCACCAAACCCCGCGACAAAGGCGGGGAAAGGCGCTGTGGAGTTAATGTAGTCCCACTGGGGAGCGGTAGGCCGAATGTCCGTCATTCAGCCTCAGAGGCCACAGGGCGGGCCTTGTCGTCGATGGGCTGGAGTTCCCGCGTCGTCCCGTCAGGCTGCACTAGGTTAATCGTGAGGGGTTGCGGCTCTTCCTGGGCGCTGCCGTCATCCTTCCAGCCAGCTTGAGCCTTCAGATAGAAGATGGCCGCCACGATGTTCCCGCCTAGCGCCTTATCTACCAGCGTTTCAGCGACTCGGGCGACCTTCTCGGCCTTGCCTCTTTTTATGGCTTCTCTTATGCGAGGTTGTCTCTCCATCGCATGGCGAAAACCATTCTGCGAAACGCCAAGCCTGTCAGCGATCTGACCTTGATTCAGAAACGGCGCGAGCCCTTCAATGTAGGCGATTTGCTCATCGCTAAAGGTTAGCGGCGGTCTTCCTCTTGGGCGCTTCTCTTCCATCCGTCCCATTCCTTAGAAGCAAGGTTGGGCGGATTATATGCGTTTTGTTCTCCTAACGCATAGGCTTCGGAAAAGGCGTCGTAGTATTGGGAAGGCATCTTGTCTCTGGCCTTCCCTGTCTCTCTGTAATCCTGAAAGGCTAATAGTCTCAAGAAATGCTCCACGGATTTGGTCCCCCCTAGTGCATAACCTCTTCTTTCATGGTCGGACGGGGCATTGCTTCCATGTAGTTCAGGACAGCGAATACCCCAGCCAGCTCTTCGTCTGTAGGCTCACGGTTAAAGCGCATCTGCCAGCCATAGCGCCCATCCTCTTCCTCTTCGACCCACAGTGCCCCCAGGCTTAGCTCTACCATCCCAGGAACTCCTCTGCGATGCGGGCGCGGTATTTGTGGTCCAAGGCGCACCACTCCTCCAGCATCTCCCTTCCGGTGTACTGAGAGCCCGTCACGGGCGAGGTATGTACGTGCTCCTCGATGGCCTTAATGCGAGCCTGTGGCGTGGTGTTCTCCACCATGAGCATCAGCAGTTCGTCATCGTGTAGGCCCATCGCTTCCCAGAAGTCCGTGATCTCTCCGAAGTTGGAATGATTAGCTTTAAGCCACGCATCCACCTCAGGGCCCACGTGTTCCGCGCAAAGCTCGTCTAGCAGCTCTTCGTCTTCGTAGCGGTTCAGGTAATCGTTGGTTTGGCGTTCGATATAGCAGCCCATCTGCATACCCTCTCTCTAAGGTTGAGCCCCATTTAGCCACAGATCACGGGGCCTCGTCAAACTTTTTCGCATCGTATTTGGTGCAATCGGCGGGGCCTTGATAAGGGGGCCACGTACCATCGCACACCATTTGGTTATAAAGGCGCTGCTGTTCTAGCGCGGCCTCGTAATCTCCCTGCCCCACACAACCCAGGACAAGAAGAGCCGTAAACATTGCGAGCGCGATTTTCATTTGATGCTTCCTAACAATTCACAAACAGACAGCGGGATGAGTAGCACGAAGCCAAGAATCGTTAGCCATTCCATTAGACGGGCCCCGCTTCGTAATCGTATTCCTGCGGAACCCGCTCATAATCAGCGGCCCCCAAAGCCTCTGCATAGGCCGTGAGGCGCTGCGTAAGGTCCGCGCCGTAAAAGGTGGGGCGATCCCAAAAGCCAGCCCCATGGCCTTGGCGGGTCAACCAAAGATCATGCCCCGCTTGCTCTGCTAGGTCCCTCCAAGTGATCTCTTCGCGGAAGGCTATGTAAAAGCAAGAAACCACTTCCTCGGCATCATCCAGAAAAACATCGTCTAGCAGAACATCGTCCGCCCATTCTGCCGCCTCAAGATAGGCGGCCTTGATTAAAGCCTGAATCTTTTGGGGGTTCATGCTGCAACCCCCTCTTCCAACTTCTCCTCTAGCTCCTCGATCATGAAGAGCGCTTCAGCGGCCCAAAGCTCTACAGCGGAAGAGACCCAGGCGCAGCATTTCATGCCGTAGCTAGTGCAGTCATTATCAAGGCCGGAATCACCCAGGCGGTCAGTGATGAAATCGAAGATGTCTTCTCCGTGCTGGGCCATCGTTTGCTTGGCCTCAAAGTAAATGACAGCGGGCATATAAGCACCAGAGGCGCAGCCACCTTGGCAGATCGCACGAACGTCGCAGACCGTGATGTCTTGGTCAATCCAGGCGGGAATCTCAAGACCGAAGAGCGCGCCGGTCTCAATCATGGTGCCAACTTCAAAACCTTCAAAACGATTAGACATTGTTTTTCTCTCTCTGGTTGTGCCGGTGTGTCCCGGCTATGGTTCTAATATGCCTGCCATCCTTGGCCATGTCAAACTTTTTCTATATTGTTTATTTCTATCGTTTCCGGGTTGGTGATAGCGGCGGTCTATGCCGCCACCTCAACGTGGACAAAATCCCCCAGCAAAAACTCGGTAACGTCTTCCATTGCTTCAAAATAGTTATGCTTAAAACGGACTAACACGGTCGCGTCTGCGTCGCTGTCACGGAAGACGATGCGATAGTTAAACTCCTCGTTTCCATCCATCACCAAAGCCTCTAGTCCTTCTTCTTCGTTGCGATACGTAGCGATGAGTTCAATAGACATTTTCCGTTCCTCTCTCTGGACCCTGTCCGTCAGGGCATGGATGTAGAATGCGCTAGAACCCTCACCATGTCAAACTTTTTCTAATATCAATTCGGCATAAGCATATAACCAAAACGAAGCGCATCCCCGTTCCGCGCCCTAAGGGAATGGGACGGGAACGTGTATAGAAGGAAGGCTGTGGGGGACGAATGAAGGCGCTTAATCGTCCACCAGAGCCTCTAGCCTTGAACGGGCTAGCTTCACCCTCTGCCAATCCTTATAGGAGAGCTTCTCACCACGCCTCTCTGCCTGTTCCGCCCCAGCGATCACCAGCCGGTCTAGCTCGACCTCCTCGCGCTGTTTTCGGGTCAATCTGACCCCTCCCCGGTCTAGTGGCACCCCTCCTCGGCCTGTACCTGCCCCACCCCGGCCTAGCGGCATCGAAGGGGCACCCCGGTCTAGTGGGTTTGATGACCCTCCCCGGTCTAGCTGACCGAAAATGTCCGTGGGATCACCACCCCGGTCTAGTGGCTTTTCAAACAGGACAGACATAGGAAGACCGAGGGCCTCTGTAACGTCCTGTGCGCTCGCCTGACAGGCGAAACAGTAGACCAGTACCTTCCTATAGCCATCGGCCCCAATCACCTCAGAGAGAGTCATAGAGGGGTTCCTGTCGCCGTGTACGGGGCAGCAGGCCATATATTTACCCTCCCCGGTCTGGCGGACTTTATCTAGCCGGTCTAATAGGTCATCTATCATTGGTTCTATTCCCCCACGCTTTAGCGATCTTGCGCACCCCCTGGCGAAATGCGGTCTTCTCTATCCCTTTGAGGTATTCCCAGTCATTGATCTGCGCAAAGACCTTTAGAAGGGCTGCGGCCTGCCTTTCGGTCAGCATTTCCTCCTCCCACATCTCCAGAGCCCTACGCTTCCTCTTTCCACGCTCCGAGTTCTGCATCTCGTCCCCCTCCCCAGAGGTCTTGATTCATCATGTCTCTCTGCGGAAAGGTCCGCGCCCTCGGTATTGGTGCTTCATATAGCTTTATGACTCTCCCGCTAGAGAGTGATGGCTGGCGATACTGCAAGGTAAATCCTTTAGATAACATCAGCTTAAGTTCATCGGCGAGCATGACGATTCCTTATTTGGCAATGCTTGATGAAGCCCATAACCTCCGGGGAAATGTCTCTCACCCTGTGCGGGCTTACGTGCTGGGGGAAGCACCCAAATTTCTGCCTATAGATATGAGAGGCCCACCCGGGCTTATAGCCTTGATAGTGGGCGTATAGGGAAAGTTCAGCCAACCACTGTCCCCGGTCTAGTGGCTTCTTCTTTGGCTTGAGCTTTACCAGTTCGCCCCCGTCAGTCCTTATTTGCTCCTTAATTGGGATTGTGTACCCACAGGAACACCGCAGCCCCACGAACTTCTTGTAGCACTGGGGGCAATCGTTCGGGCTGCTCTCTTTCTTCTCTTTGACCTGTGTCTTTTCCGAGAAGCGCTTCTCTCCCCGGTCTAGTGAATCGGGAACGATATGCTCGGCGAACCCATGGCGTGCGACATTCCCAGCGTGGTCGAGGTATACGGCCTGCTCCTTACCCTCACTGGTCCGCATGATCCGCCCCGCCCTCTGTACATAAGTGATTAGAGAACGGGTTGGGAAACAATCAATTAGACAGGAAACCTTAGGTGCATCGTAGCCAACGTTAAGCAACCTAGAGCAGGAGAGGATCAAGAACTCTCCCCTATCGTGGGCCTCATAAATGATTTGGCGCTCTTCGTCCTCCATATAGCCATCAATATGGACAGCGCTAATCCCTGCCGCGTTGAACTGGTCCACCATGTCCCGGCTGTGCTTGATCGAGGGACTAAAGGCGATGGTCTGCCGTCCCTCTGCGTGCTTCAGCCAGTTCTGGATGATGTCCCCCGTTAGCTTTACGTCCTCCTCCGTCTTATTAGCCAAGACCTTCGGGTCGTAGTCCGTTCCGCCAGTTTGAAGGGCTCGGCCACGAACCCCTGATACGTCTACCGAATGACCGCCGTAATAATCGACGGGGCATAGGTATCCCCGGTCTAGTAGTGTTTCTGGGGTAATAGGGACGATCAGATCGTCGTAGACCGTGCCCAAACCCTTGGAGTACGGCGTAGCGGACAGCCCAATGAAGGGGACGGCGGTATAGCGGTCCATGATCTTCTGTAGGGAGCTGTAATGAACGTGGCATTCATCCACCACGGCGAAATCAAACTCAGGGACTTGGGGTCTACGGGCTACGGTCTGGATCGAGGCGATCTGAATAGGCGCGGCGTAATTCGTCCGCTCATGGTTCGACTGCATGACGCCTACGTCTAGCCCTTGTGAGTCAAACTCCTTAAGGGCCTGTTGCACCAATTTGACCCTATCGCAAAAGAAGATACCCCGCTTACCCTTCTTCACGGCTTCACTAAGCATATAGGCCGCTGTGATCGTCTTTCCAAAGGAACAGGGGGCGGCCAGGATGGGGCGCTTATTGCCCTTTCGCAGAGACATTCTGAGCATCTCTACGGCTCTCTCTTGATGTTCTCTAAGCTGCATTAGTCCTCCAGATCGCTCAAAAAGACACGCTCGTAATACTTCCGCTTGGGTTCCCGTAGGGGTACTCGGCCTCTGGTCCCTGTCGCGTTGACGTAGACCATGAACTGCTCACAGGCCAAGAACTCCTCCTTACACTTCTCGTAATACTCACAGCCGCCAAAACGCTCACAGGGCGGAATGGGGCCACGCTTAACTGCTTCTTTGAATGAATATTCCATCTGCTCTCTCTCTTGCCTCATAGGAGGGACTAGTAGGCTAACTAGCTCCTGAGAGATGGGGAAATATTTTTTTGGCATAAGGATATGAGGCGATAGAGCGGAAAGTTCTGGGGTAATTTCTGAGGCAATAGGAGGTCTTTTGAGGACTGTTGGTGCCCCCAATCAGGATGTCTTTAGCTTTCCAGTTAGATCACAGTCATCAGCAACGATTTAACCGTGGCTCGCAACACCACCCCCCACTTTCGTGGCACCTGACGCTGTTTATTCCCGTCCTCAAAGGTCGTGATCTAACGTCTCGCTTTACTGCTGGCTGCGCGATGCGACAGCTCTGCTTACGGGGAGCAGTCCCGGTCGGTGAGAGCAACAGACGGACCCATAGAGCAACGGACGGACAAGGACGGATTGCTTCGGACGTCACTGGACGCTAAACTGACCCTGCGTCGGGTGAACGATTCCAACCTGTTCTCCGTCGGCTCTTTAGGGGCTGCCAACCCCACCGACGCTTCCTTTATACCTATTGATCGGACGTCAAGCAAGAGGTATATTGATTTTGCGGCTTGCCTGCTGCACTGACGGTCTCCCCTCTCTCTCTGCCGTCAGACTGGGCCCCTTCGGGGGCCCTTTTTTATGCCTGAGATACGACAATTAATCGGGGCGGGTTTTTTGTCATACCCCGGAAAAACGTTTTTCCCGGTTAATTCCACGATAGGAAGTCGATGGACTCCCCAGTCCCCCATTCCTTCCACTGATCCCGATAGTGCTTTGCAATGAGCTTCTTCTCGGGAACTCGCACTCGATAGACCTCGTTCTTCTTCTCCCAGAGGCGCTCCATATGGCCTTCGCCGAGGTAATGGCCCAGCCAGTTGATGAAGTCCAAGGGGTTTTCCGTGAAATATCGGTGATGGTAGTAACAGAGGCTTACCGCGTTATCGAGGGACCAGCGGGTGCTGGCGTTCCTGCGGCCTACAATGTGGGCGCAATGTAGTCCTTGATCAGGCCCGGGGAACTCCTTCCCGCAAAACTCACAGGTAAAATTGGCCTTAGCCCTCACGCATAAAGAAAAATAATGGTCTGCCGCGTCACGTTTAATCCCTGCCATCTTCATTCCTTGGCACAGCGGTTAGAGCTGGGCGGTCGTCTAAGAGCTGGCGGAACATCTTCCGCGCTCTCGCTAGAAGAGCGGTGTCCCCCGAAATAATCGTGAGGGACATTGCCACCTCCCCATCTTGATCGGGGTCGTCTTCCTGCCACTCGATCCTATTCATGCTGAGCCCTCTTTAGGAGCGTGTTAATCGCACGGTTAAGGTCGCCATCATTGTAGATATAAAAGACGTCAGAGAGCGTTTTAGCGCCCTCCTCGACGGTGATCCGGTAGTAGTCGTCACCGTATCCGGGCATCCACTCACACTGCACCTGCTGATACTGAGTCACTTTACGAAGGGTTCCCGCCATAGGCCCAAAGCTATTCATATTCTCTCCTTAAGACATCTACACCACAGGTTAAACGCATCTGTTCGCCGTATTCTTCGTGCATGATGATGCACTTCATATCACGCCCTGACAGGTACCCACCGCCAACGGCGTAGGAGTCTGAGGGCGACATAGTGCGGCATTGCTCGACCACACATCCTGTGTACTCAACCCTATTGTCATGATGGTGGTGTCCGCGAAAGAAGACTCTATGCTTAGTCCTACCCCAAGCCTCTGGCTGCTCTGTCGCCATTATCCCCGGTAGATCACGGTCCTTGGTTTGGTGGCCGTGAACCACTCCGATAAGGCACTTCCCATGCTCTACGTAATGACGGGTCGTAGGTTTGTCGTGAATGACCACCCGGGGCTCGTTCTCGTATAGGTTGTGGAACATGATATTGAGAAAGTGAGCAAAGACTTCATCGTGATTACCAGGAGCGTTGATTAGCTCCACGATCTCGTACTTCTCCCGCATTCTCTCAATACAACGGCGAAGGATACGCACGCCAACCCGAATCATCTTCGGGGTTCTTGAGTCCCTATCAAGGATATGGCCCGATTTCTCAGTGCTTCCGGCCATGTTCGTGTAGTGGAAAAAATCCCCGAGGTTAACTAGTAAGCCACGCTTACAAGCTGGGGATCGCTCAACTAGATAGTCTACGGCGTTACAGAGGTCCTGTTCCGCTATATCGAGGTCGAAGTTCTCCCCGCACTCCTCCTGCCACACATAAAGGCCAACGTGAGGGTCGCCCCACGGGATCACCGCCATGTGGGCTTCGCTGACATCAGGAGGAGGAGGGATAGGCTTAGCGGGCTTTACGTCTTCAGCGAGGGCCGCTACGGCCTCTTTCATGATCTCTAACTGGGCTTCTCTATCAAGGTTCGTTTTGACCCACTGGAGCTTGGGGGCTCCGTCTTCGCCGTAGAGGGTTGAGGTCCCCTTAACGACGAATGGCGCGGTAGTAGGGCGGACCATATGAGCTTCAGGGGCGTACCCCATCTTCGCAGCCCTAAGCCTCACCCTCTCTACCGCCTGACGTATGTTATTACGATTCGTCTCTAGGTGGCGGGACGCGGCTTGGATTGATCCAGCTTGCAAGACCGCATCAAGATAGGTCTTCTCCGCTTCCGAAACGCAATACTCAAGAAGCTTTGGGTCTAACTTTAACGGCTCCGGCATCTCCCCCTCCCAAGGTTACGCCTGACTCTTACGAATCCTCATGAATTCCGAATCGGCGGGGGTATCGAGTTGCAGGCCCAAATCGAGGCACCAATGGTAGACCTGCTCCATGAAATGGTACATCTCGCCTTTCTTCAGCTTAGATGTCTCTTTCAATTGGTTTTCCAGCGTGATCTTACCAGCTTTTCTAGTTTCCGTGCCTAAGAACTTGAGCTTGCAGACATCCTTCATTTCCTGCTCATCAAGCTCTGGCATCTTAGTTTTGAAGTATTTCACCATCTGGCGAATCCAGACATGAAACAAGGCGTTCTGATCTAACGATCTAGGGTTCTGATATTCCTCTGGCTTAATACATAAGGGCTTGGACCAGTCCCAGCTCTCTAGCACCCAATCATCAAAATTAACCTTCTTCTCTTGATACTCTCTCTTGCTATTGAACTTCCAGAACATACCCTGCATCTCCTACGCCCCCCGAAGGGGGCTCTCCTTATTCGTAATGAACGAATTCATCTAGGGTGACTCCGAAGTAATAGGCTAGCTCTATCGCTAGGGACATTTTCATATCCACCATATATCGCCAACGCGAGACCTCGGATGGGGGCACCGCAAACGCTGTCGCTAGGTCAGTGCTGGGGATGCCTTTATCTCTCTGTAGCTTTCGTAGCTTCTCTCCCATAAAAAGCATCTGCTTCCTCCTAGAAAGGTGCCGCGCTGTCTTCAAAGTCGAGGTTGTCATTGGATCGCTGGGGCTCCTTGGGCTGCTTCTTGGCGAAAGAGAACTTCAGCACGGGATTGTTCGGCTTAGAGTTATCCCCGGGCCACGCGCTGACGTAGTAGTCCTCTCCGTCAATGGTCGCGCTGCCGGTGTACTTAGGTGACGTAGGCTTGTCTGCGCGCTTGTTAGGCCACAGGGCGCCACGGTTGTCGTAATCAGTCATAACAGCTCCTTGGTTGCTTTCTCGATAGCTAGGCAGGCGTCATAGACGGCCTCTGCTAGCTTGCTTATGTACTCATCGTCCCTCTCTACGCGAGTGATGAATGAGTCCATCTCCGGGTGATAGGACACAAAGTCCCACCACTTCCTACCCGTGATCCACATACAGCCCTGAACTTGGGGGTAGTGGCGAGGCGGCATCTGCTGCATGTCGAGGGTCTTCTGGTGGTTATGCTCTAGAGGGCATTTAATCTCTATCCCTCCGTCATCCCCTACGAACCCATCAGGGCTACAGCCCGCCTCTAAGGTGTCATGCTTAATAAAGCCCATCTCAACTACGGTATTACCGCTCATGAACTCGTAATACGCTCTGGCCTCGGGCTCTAATTCAGTCCCTCTAGCCATGGCTTCGTTCTGCGGTATACGGTCTAGGAGACCAGTGATTCTCTCGTCCGTGAGTTGCTTAACGTAGGCGTCGAAGGTCTTCGCTCTACGGCCTGTGGGAGTGAGCAGCTTCCCGTAGGAAGAGGCGGACGGTACGCCTAAACGTGCCGCCAGCCACTCGTCACTCCCTTGTGCTACGTCAATTACACGCATGAGCTTCCCCGTTAATCACGGCCCGAGTCATGGGCTTGGTCCTAAAGAACCCCTTGTACTCGGGGTACTCGTGCATGAAGAGCCGTGAATAGAGCGCTATGAAGTCGTTTCTAATCTTGTAGTCGTCCCCGGTGGTGACAATCATGGTCTCCCACCGGATACGATTAACGATCAGCCACGCACTTAGACGCTTGTGACCCCTATGGATTGCCTCAAAGGTGAAGCGCTTGAACAGCTCGTAGAACTCCGGGTTCTTCTTGTGCCAAGCCCACCACTTCTGCTTGAGGTCGTCCGTCATTGCTCTTCACGCTCGACTAGCCGCTTAGTCAGCGCAGCCTTAGCCTTCTCAAACTGCTGCGTATTCATCTCGGCTAGGGCCTTGATCTTGAGCCAGCCGAAGAACTTCTCTAGGTCAGAGTCAGTCTCCACGATCAGATCGTGAATAAGCTTCTGCTGCTCCTCACTGATCTTCTCAGGTTCAACGATGGGCAAGTCCTCCCCGCTATAAATGTACGCGCCCAATCCACACATACTGAGGGCTTTGCAAAGCAGCCTCATGCGGCAATCATTCCGGGCCCGAGCGTCCGGGTTCTGGATGGCTTTATTCCGGTTATCCATCACTGGCAGCCACATCATCTGCGTATGCTCTAACCCGTTATGGCGAACCTTTAGGTAGCAGGTGTACTCGACCGTCCCATCAGGGAAAGTGTCGTACTCAAAGCGGTATGTGGTGTCAGGGAAGTGATTGCACATCTCCCTCCACGCATGAGCCCACGATAGGTAGGTAAGGTTGCCCTTCTTCTCCGTGTACGCGGATACGTCGATGGGGGACAGGGTGTCCCAGATAAGTTTAGCTAGCATGAAATGCCCTCTCTCGTTGATGATTTAGAGATTATGCGAAACCTCTAACTATCGGTCAAGGGTCAGGCTTAGATCGTTTTTACATAAGAGGAGGTATGCTAAGATTGGTTCGCTATTGCCTGTTTTCCCGCCCGTTGCAGGCAGTAGCAGGGGCCCTTCGGGGCCCCGTCTATCTACTTCATCTTACTTCTTGTAGCTGGACTTCTTCTTGTCCTTCTTGCGCTTCATCATCCCGCCGGGGATGGGCTTCTTCTTCTCACCTTTCTTCATGGGCATGGCTTACTCCTTATTCATCCCTTACGAGGATTGCTTCTACGAAAATTGAGACTTCGTTGCTCCCAGAGGACGACTTAGCCTCAAACTGAAAATCCGTCTTCTCTCTGATCCGAAAGGGCACCTGCCGGTCGAAGGACTGCTGATCGTTCTGCCACGTTGCCTCAGCTACCCGTAAGCATCGCCCCGTAGAGGTTTTCGTGACGTTACGATAGGTAATGTACTTATTCGGGTTGACCGTTCCAGAGGTTAGGTCAATGCGCGTCAGGTACAGGGAATGCCCTACGGGAACGGTATAGTTGCAGGCTTGCGTCAGCCCCTTACCAATCGAGATATAGCCCACCACCGTACTATCGTTCGTAATGGTGATGTTCCCGGCGTTCTCACCAGAAAGGATCACCGCCGAATTTACCCTAAGAAACGCCTGAGTCGTCGTAACAGCCGAAGTACCGTTAAGCGTAACCACCTCAGAAATAGGCCAATAGCCCGCGTCCAGTCCACTGATGACAACGGCCATAGTGTCCGCAGCATCAGAACTGACAGCAGACAAGCTAGCAGCACTGGAAGGGTAAGTATAAAGCCCTCCATTATCCCAAAGGGTTTCATAGCTCGTACCCACCGCAGGATTGACCCCAAAGATGTTCACTGCCTCTGCATCTGAAACAAGCCCTGCCGCTACCGCCAGCAGGCCATTCGGGCTCCTTACGATATCATTGATCAGACTCATCGCCGTCATCCTTCACTGACTGAATCAGCGCATCGGCAAACTGCTTACGCGCTACCTCAATCTGGTGGAGCTGGAACCGCAGGCTCTGCTCCTTGTTCATAAGGTCCTGGCATTGGCTTGCCAGATACTTCTGCTCGTCAGTCAGTTGGTCTTCGGTGTACTCGACACCATCAATGTTGATCCCGCCGTTAGACATACTGCCTCCAGTCTTTACCTTCCCAAAGGGCTGCTTCCGCTGCCCGCCGTTTTACTAGTCCATCAAGGACTTGCCCACCCGCTCGATTCCATCGCTGCAATTGGAAAGGAACGTCGCTAAGCGGACCAAAGTTGATCCGATTAAGCATCGTGCTCTCTTTAAGGTTTGCTGGGCCCAGGTTAAAGGTCCACGCCACAAGCGCGTCAAATTGATGCTGCTTGAGTTCGATCTCAACCAAGGAGGTAACATAGCCTTCAAACTCCTCTAGGTCCTCAATCAATAACGCCTCTGCGGCCTCCTGATCAATTATGTCACCCTCTCTAACATCAAGAGTGTGCCCATAACCAATAGTCCATACGCTAGCAGGGCATAGATACGCCTCAAGACGGCAGCCCTCAAAGTGCTTGATAAGTGCAACGCCTTCTTCACTGGTCTTCATTCCTGCCTCTGGCTTGAGCCGAAATAGAACGCGATGACGGTAGAGAACGATCCCGTAATCGAGCCTAGGATCAGGTTAATGATCGCATCGGTATTCCGATCATGGGGAAGGATCGTAACCAGGAAGATATACCCCGCGAAGAGCAGGCATAGGGTCACGGCTAGGAAGCGTGCGGTCCAATCCTTGGCGAAATTCTTACGAGCATCGGCGGTGTCTTGAACCTGAAGGGCGTAGAGGTCTACGTCTAGCTCCTTCATCCGAGCCTCAAAGTCCAGCTCGGCCTTCTTAATCTCGGTAAGTTGTTCCGGGGTGGCCTTCTGTACGGCTTTCTGGAGGCTCTGAGGGTCCGTATCGCACCCCAGTACCCCAGCTATGGCTGACGCCGCAGCGCCGCCCAGAGGGCCTCCTAGGGCCGTTCCAAGGGTAGGCGCCACCGCACCTATGACATTCTTAATCGCATCAAAGCTCATTGTCGCTCCATGAGTCGGTCTAACTTTGCATCAAGGGCGTCAAGGCGGTCTATTACACGATTGATGTCTACATGAACCTCCGCCTTGGTCACGTATTCCTTCGCCATCTCCTCACGGGTCTTATTGAGGAGGATATTAAGGCGAGATAGCTCTTCTGACTTACTCTTGAAGGTCCACGCAAGAAGGCCGATGGCCGCAGTTAGGACGCTACTCCATATCATCTCTGGTGCCATCTTCCTGAGGCCTCAAATCGTTTATAACGAAGCTCATTGTAGCGAAGAAGCCATAACAAACAAAAGTAAGCACTACGATAGTAACGACCGTCCAGAAGGTGCTTTCACGCTTCCGCTTTTGGGCATAGATGGCCTTCTCACGCTCTAACCGTATACGCCTTCTAAGCTGTATCAGCTCAGCCCACGCCTCCCTACCGTAAGAGTAGGTGATGATCTCTCTAAGGGCTTTTTCCTGCGCAGCAGCTTTCTTAGTGTGCGCGAAGATTTCCATGGCTTCCTGCTCCACGGATTTCTTACTCGTCAGCTTCTTAAACAGGGGAGGGTTCTTGGCTGTCTTCGAAGCTTCGCCGAGGTCAGAGACAGCGGTGTACCACTGGGCCATCTGACCCATGCAGTCTTCTAGGTCACGGCCTGCAGCTACTAGCTTTCGTACACCGTTGAACGCTGCGGTGGCAGTAGCAATGGCGGTCACAGGGTCTAGCATGACTCCCTCCCTTAAAACCGCCCCCGATCATCTTATCTTATTCGTTAGCAGCAATCGCTGCGTTCAGCGGCCCGAGGTCCTCATCGGTCCAGAAGTCCTTCGCCACCATGATCTTCAGGTGTTCGACGTTGCGGGTTACGGCATCGGCCCACTCGGCGTCTTCCATGTCTGCGGGTTGCCCACCGTTAAGCAGGTTCACCGAATCCATAGCGGCGCTGTAGTGCTGAGCGATTTGCTCGGGGGTTAGGTCGTCCATCGTTTATGCTCCTTTTAGGGCTTCAATCTCGGCTTTCGCCGCGTCGAGTTCAGTCTTGAGTTCTTTAATTGCTGCAATGCACAGCGACACCATATTGCCGTAGGCCAGAGCGTCAGGGCGCCCTTCGGCATCGTACTGCACAAACTCGGTCAGGCCAGCGTCATGCACCTCTTCAGCAATCAAGCCGCCATAAACCGTATCGCCATCATCGTCACTGTTGCCTTTGTAGGTAACCGGGCGAAGCGTTATGGCTTCGGCGAGA